TTTCTTCATTATTGTTTTGAAAACGTTCTCAGAATTTTCGACGTAGGCTTCGTATAGTGCATCTGTACCCAAGTCTATCTTGGTAACTGGCATCACTACGCCAAGTTTTTCTACAAACTCAGCCAGCACTACAGGCGCAGGCATCTCAACTCCAAAGAACTCCACAGGTAATGGATCATCTTTGTAGTTATGCGTATTCGGTACACGTAAGATACGCGCAATGTCTGCTGTTACCGCAGGGTCAGCCAGTAGGCCGTTGTCTGCACAGGCTCGCTTCAATCGCTCCGCTGCGTCTAACCATTGCTCCGCCGAAACTGCTTCGGTAAGGGGCCAGTATACATGCACACCTCTCCCGCTGTTGACCATCAAAGGCTTAGGCAGAGAGAGTTGTTTACAGAAACTCCGCAACGCATCGACGGCGCTGGCTTGAGTAGGATATTCTTTTGACGGCCCACAATCTAAATCAAGGAACAGTGCCTTGAGTTCTAGTGCGTTGTCGGCTCTTCGGTTGGTAGGTTCCTCGAAAGTTGCGAGTGCAAAGTAAACGTCTAGGCCATCGTTATCGTATTTATTGGCTGCGCGTTCGACTTCTTCAATGGTGCTATAGAACTTTTGTATTCTTATATCGTCTTTACTACGCGCTGCGAAAACGCAGTAGTGACCATTGTCGCTGAGTACCCCCTGTAAAAAGGTAGTTGTTTCCATTGCTGCTGCTCCAAGTTAAATGTCGCGGTGAGCCAAGAGGAAAACAATGCCCACCGCGACGATCTACTGTATTAAATTAGTCGTCCCAATCGTCAACAATAGATGCTAGGTCAGCCTCTGATGCAGAGGGAGCAGCTACCTCTTTCTTCTTGGCGACCTTCTTTGGTGCAGGTGCTGTCTCCCCGATGTCCACCTCATCGTCAGCAACTGCACCATCCCGCTTTGCCTGTACCCCATCTGTTTGAGACACAGTCAAAGTTATTGCCTTGGTAGCGTCTTCGCTATCCTTAGCTGCCACTGCTTGCTGTAGTTCTTCCTCGGTTAGAGGGCGTACCGCTTTGAAGTACAGCTTCGGTGTGTCGCTGTTTTCATCAAAGTACGCTTGTGTCACCACAGCAATCGATGGCGTTTTGTGGGCTTTAAGATACTTAGCGTATGCTTGCATGCCCATTTTACCGTCCTTAGCTTCCCCAAAGATTGAGGTTGCAGGTAGCTGTAGCTGATAGACGGTATCCATATCCCCTTCTAACATGACCGCTAGACGTTGGGAGAACCTACAGGCGCGGCTCTCACCTTGCCCCGAACCCTTAATATTCTGTGGACAGTCCATGCAACGAGCGGCTTGCATTTGATCCTTTGGAACATCAGGTGATGGGGCTTGCGTATCTGGCGACCAACAAGTTGGGGCAGATGGATTCTCTGGATCGTACTGACCTGCATAGTAAGTACGAGACAACTTCGCGGCGTTAACAATAACCATGTTCAAGAAGCCATCGCTCTTCACATTGACTTGTTCGCCGCCTACGATTTCACGGAACCGACCACCACGCAGACTAATTCGGCGTGGGCCTGACCCGCCACCTGAACCACCTGTCAAGTTGTCGTCTGTTTCCTGCAACTGTTTGAATAAGTCGCTGCTTACTAGGGAGTTGCCCCCTTCAAATAATGACAATTCTGCCATGCCGTTCTCCATTATAATTGTGTAAGGGCTTCATTCTGCCCTTGTTGTGTTGCGGCTGTCAATGCCGCTTCTACATCGTCCAGTCTAAATCTATAGACTTCGCCGATTTTGATGTAAGTGCTGTCTGGGATATACCCATTGTTGACCCACTTACGAATGGTTGAGATTGAGACTTGGAAATAGTCTGCAACCTTATTGATGTTTACATACGGTGTTGTTTCTTCAGTCATTTCTTCCTCACTGACACAACGTATTCGGAGTCCACGTTCAGCCCTGCAGGGACTAAGTCTGGGTTCTCTTCTATGAACTGCTTTACGTTTGTTTGGTTGAGACGCTTCTCGAAGAACTCAGGTATGTTATGTTCCATGATAAATTTATGCATGGATTCCCAATCATTCGTCCAGTAGCGTTGTTTGACAGTGCGGTAGAACAACCCTGCAGGGGTACGCACACTGTCTACGCCATGCTCTTTACAGTAGTCGAGCAAAGCGCGTTTAATCTTATCTTGCTGATCTGCAAGCGCACCATCTTCTTCTTTGAATTTGGCAGACAACTCTGAACGTTTATCGCGTATCTTGATGTACGCCTTAGTTAATTTCTCGACGGGTACCGTCATGTGTATTCTCCATTATATCTTTGTATAACTGACATATAGTAACTTATACTATCTAGTCAAGTATTTCTTTGTACAGATTTATCATTTCTGTATGTATGTTGATACGATCATCTAACATACGGTAAATACGTTTTTCCGCAGGTGACCCTGCTAACTGTATAACGGTACACTTATGTGTCTGCCCCGAACGGTGTACGCGAGCATTCGCCTGCGCATATGTTTCGAGTGAAGATGTCGGCCCCCACCATACCACAGTGTTTGCAGCGGTCAGCGTAACGCCGTGAGCCGCAGCTTGCGGTTGGATCACCAAGACTTTTGGATCGGGGTTGTTTTGGAAACGGTCAAAGATATCCGTGCGTTTACTTGCAGGAACATCTCCTCGTATGATCTCCGACGTTACGCCGTCGCTGGTCAGCTTATCGACTAGCATATCAATCGTGTGTTTGAACGGCACAAACACCAGAACTTTCTTGCTGCTCTCGTCGATAACTTCTTTGAGGACTTGGTAGCGGTTCTTGATATCGAATTGCACCGTGTCACCATCATCGGTGTAGATAGCCCCTGCGCTGATCTGCAATAGTTTGTTCAGAGCGATAGCGGCATTGGCTGCTGTTACATCCTCACCTGCCACTTCCATGACAAGACGTTTGCGTAAGGTGTCGTAGTATTTCTTCTGCTGCCCAGTCATTTCGACGAAGCGTTTGGTGTAGACCATGTCAGGCAGATCAAGACACTCGTCCTTTGTAAAACGAATCGCAGGTTGCAACGCACGGAACACAGTATCTTTGGCTGTTTCCTTTGGCTTCCATTTGAACTGCGTCACCTTCCACATGACCATGTCACGCCATGACCCGAAGAACCTCGGCACTGCCAGAGGGTTAATTAGCTTTGCCAAACCATACGCATCGACTGGACTTTGTGCAGCGGGTGTACCTGTCATCATCCAGAGCCAATCGTTTTCACCGACTAGCTTGTTCAGTGTCTTCCACCGTTTGGTCTGCGCGTTCTTGTAGTGTGTCGCCTCGTCTACAATGAATAGATCGAAGCCACCCTTGGCTATCTCGTCAGCAACAATCTCGACACCATCGTAGTTTATAATTACGAACTCGGCACCACTGTTGATGATCTTCTTGCGTTTCTCTTTACTACCATGAGCCACGTCTACGGTTCGATGCATAGCAAAGGAAAACAAGTCGTTACGCCATGCACTATCCATGATAGATAGCGGGCAGACTACCAACACACGGTTTACTTTACCCTGCGTCATTAGATAGTCAGCAGCCCAGATAGCCGATGCAGTTTTACCTGTACCCTGCTCGTTGAAGCAGAACGACTTCTTGTTCATGGTCAAGAAAGACGCTGTATCTTTTTGGTGTGAGAATGGCTTGTACTGTCCCGGCCAGTTGTACCGTTTAGTAATAGGTGACGGTACGTTTATATTTAAACTCCTGAGAGTATGGGCTTCATCAAGCCCCCAGTTTACGACGACTTCATTCATCGACAACTCCTTACTTTTTGGTATGACCGCCGTGATTTGCTTAGGGTTCCTTACCTTCAGCAATAACGCCTTGTCATTGATGACCTGCATGTTGTTCTCCGTGGTAGTGAATCACTACTTCTTTTTCTTCGGGCTGCTCATAGCCCCACCCGCTGCGCGGTTCTTTTTGCGGCTTTGTACTTTGTAACCGTCTTTGTTTGTCCCGCCTTTACTTAGCGGTTTTTTGTGGGCAATGTCCTTGCCTTCTCGTTTATCGGCTTTGCCGTTTTTGTTGGCATCTTTACCAGTCTTGTCCATCTTGCGACGAGCGCGTTGGCGTTCCATGCGGTCTGCATGTTCACCGCGTTTCTTTTGCTGCTCATACTCTTTCTTGTATGGGCGTTTCTTCTTTGTATATGGCATCAGTTTCTCCCATTGTGAGGGCATTCAGTTACTGGACAGTGACGCTTGCACAAACCAGATGGGCGGGGGTTCCACACATCTGTTTCAAACGCCTTCTCCATTTTACCATAGATTCCAAGCCATTTCTCCCAAAGACTTGCGCTCTGTTCAACTTCATATTCGGCTTTGACCAAGCTACCTGCTACAACAAATAGAAGCCCTGCCTTTACCGTTTTGATTTCGGGGTAGTGTGCAAAGACGGTCAGTGCCATAAGTTCTAACTGACCCTTGTCAGCATACTTCGATGACTTCCCTGTCTTGTAGTCGATGACCCATGCAACTTGTGCCAACACGTCTACGATTATTAGGTCAGCTATGCCTCTGAACCAAACCTTCTTACTAAAGAAGTCACACGGTTCTAGGTCAGCAGTAAGCCCCAACTTCTTTTCACATATCTTTACACCGCGCTTATTGTTCAGCGCATCTAGTGTAGCCTTGATAAACTCGAACTTCGGTGGGATCGGCACTTCTGATCCGATGTAATCTTCGCAAGCCTTGTGGAACTCGGTGCCATAACGCATGGCTTCTGTCTCCTCGACAGGATATTCCTTCAAGATTTTCTCGTGATAGAACTGCTTCGGACACGTTTCAAACGCTTTAGCTTTGCTAAACGACCAAGGTGCGATACTCACTCACAGTCTCCATATGATTTTGCCGTGCCGCTTTCGCAGTCTACTGGCAGACCTGTTGCCCAATCGGGTGTCCACCTCATACACTGTTCAACAAACGCTTGAGCTTCTTCGACTTCGTTGTCTTTCACACAGCAAACTATTGAGTCGTGTACCGTTAACACCACTTTGTATTTCTTACTAATTCTTAGCATCTGTTCGCCTATGATGCAACGGGCTATCGCTTGGCACACGTTTTCTATTACCTTGCCGCCATATATTCTGGTGCGACCTCTGCGTGTTTTGTAGCTGTACTCCAGACCCTGTTCGTTCTGCTCCGCGTACAAGTTCTCGTACAAGATGCTCAGTCCATTCGGCAGTATCAGCCCTTGGTTCTGCGCATCTACTGTGATGATATCTTTACGACCAAATGCTGCCGCTCTGTTGTTCGATAGCTGCTGCACCATAAAGTTCGCATCACGCCATACTTTACTGATCTTCCAGTTGGCATCCCGATAAATCTGTATGATACGCCGCGCTTCGTGAGGCGGTACTTCAAACCCAAATGTCTTTAACTGTATACCAAACTTCTCGGCACCCATGCCGTACCCTGCGCCAAGGATCGTAGTCTTACCAACAAAGCGTTGGTCTTTTGTTACGTCCTCTTCATCGCAGCCGTATATACGTGCAGCCATCTTGACGTACACATCCTCGCCGTTGGCAAACGCAGCGGTCAGATCATCTTGTCCCGCAAACCATGCAAGTACACGCGCTTCGATCTGTGAACTGTCAGCCTCGACAATCGTATGTCCTTCGGGTGCAATGATCGCACGTTTTAGCTTTTTGCCGTTCGGCCCTCGGCTTGGCAGGTTCTGCAAGTTAATCTTGTCAGCCCCACCCCATCGACCAGTGTGCGCGGCGTAGTATCTAACAGGTACAGGAAGTGTACCGCGTTTAGCAATATCTATGAACCTCTCTGTACGTGTCTCCTCAAGGGTACTTTTGTTACCCAAACGTGCAGCGATCAACGACTGAACTCTGTCGTCGTCATGTTCTTGTAGTGCTTTGAAATCTTCGTCGGACTTCGCAAATGCGTAAGTCTCTTTGCCTGTTGTCATGCTTATCTTCATCGGCGGCTCGACACCCAAGGCTCTTAGCATGTCAGCGAACTTCTGATTAGACATCAGGTCTTTCTTGTCGGTGACATTGGCATCACGCAACAACTTGTCCTTGCGCTCCTTGGTATCTTCAAGGTGCTGCTCTAGTAGTCCAAGGTCTAACTCTAGTGTCGGCTCAATAAACATCCGCAGTGTTAAGTCGATTAACTTCAACTCGCTCCGTGGGAACTTAGACCCCATGATCCGAAACAGCTTGTAGGTTAAATCTACATCGTTCTTGGCATACTCGCCGTACCGTACGGTCTCCTCGTCGGTGAAGTCGGCTCGGCGTTTACCCTTGGCGTTGTGTACTTCGTTGCCTTTGACACCTACACCGTACCTCTCAGCCACAGCTTTCAGTGATGCACTTGTCTCCACACCGTGCAGGGCGCGTGACATACACATCGTATCGAACCACACCTTCGGATTGATGCCGTAGTGCCAGTTAAGTATGGCACCGTCGAACATCGTATTGTGGCAGAGTATAGCACAGTCAGAGAAGTCTATGTGTGTGAGTAGACGTTTGATTAACTCTGCATCGCTTACATACTTCGTAGCCTTATCGTTTTTCTTGATCGCAAGCCCGATAACCTCGAACCGTTTGTCGCGCACATACTCCTCGGTTGTCATCTTGGACAACGAATAATCTTGGGCGTAGTAGGTTTCAAAGTCTAGCGTATATACGTCCATTACTTACTCACGATCTCGCCGCCGCAAGCCATGTACCCACAGCCATCTATCCAGTTATCAAGGTGCTTCTCGTTCTGTCTGATCCGCGCAATCTTCAGCAGGGTCATCATCACAGCAACATCTTGTGGTTCAATGAAGTCGATCCCAAGGTGCGTGTTCCAGTACGAGGCGATAGTACGAAAGTTATCTTCCATGTCGCCGTGGTCTGCTGCACGATCTCTTGTGACGTAATCTTTAGCTGTGTCTAGCACTGCTGCTCTGCCCATCACGTGTGGGTTTTCGATCTCTTCGCGCCAGTTGTCAGAACTGATACGATCTACCAGACGCTTTACAAAGTCTATGTCTACACCACAGGCTTCTGCTACCTCGGCATAATCGGCTTTGCGGTTAGCAAGTAAAAACTGCCAAACCTTTTCCTCTTTCTTACTCATATCTTTACTCCATTGCGTTGTAGTTTTAGGCGATATTCTTTTAGTTCTTTTCTCGCCCTAAATAAATCTTGCTGCACGTTTGGGTGGTAGTCGGTACGGTTTGCTTCACGCTCGTACTTGTCCACCTCATTTCTTAGAAAGCGCAAGTACGCTCTCTGCTGCGGATTTAGCTGCTCGTCTCCCATTGTTCTCCCTCTGGTCTAAGTTTAGGTCTGATTGATTCGGACATGACACCTGTATCTAGGCACCACATATTAACATCACCATCTGCAAACATGTACTTATCCATGTCCTCGTTGTCGCGTATAAATATCTGACACGCTTCGTGACTAGGCAGTGTTATGTAGGTTTGTATCTCCCTACCTTTGATTGCATATTCTAAATAAAAAACTGTAAAAAACTCCATTGCATACCTCTCTTAATTTGATAAAAAGTTTTGGGGGGCGTTACATATTCGCCCAGAGTATTGTGCTATAGTCCGACCTGCACCGCCCCTCACGACTC